GTTGCAGGTTGCCACTTTACTGAAATTATATTTGATCTTGTTGAACTTTTATGCATATGCACTGATGGTGGCCCTAAGACATCTGGTAAATGTAGTCTTCGTGCGATCCCTTGTGCAAGATTTTCCGCATTTCCAACTCTTATGATTTCATCTCTTCCATCATTTATAAGTTGTTGTTGCCTTTCCTGAAGTCTTCTAATTTGAGTATCAATATTTTCACGAGCATTTGGACCAGCCGCAAAAGTTGGATATGTCACCTCAATATCATCCTCATCAGCTTGAATAAACACACGTAAACTTGTTGGATTGATATTCAATGGTGTTAAAAGCTTTATTACAACTTTGCCAATTTCTCCTGATCCGGAGACCAAATTCTTCCCATAAAATGCTGAAATAAAAGGTACTTTCAATACTATTCCCTCAGACCCTGATACTGAAATACGCTTATTTGGCGTTTGACTTGCTTGCAAAATGTTAACACTCCGAGTTGCGATGTCATTAAGTTGAGGATAAAAACTTGCTATTATCCCTCCGCTTGTGGTTGTTAAAGTTCGAGTTAATATTGTTATAATGAAGTTTGTTCTTAAAAACGTGAACCCTTCCAATTTCGCTGATACGTTGTTTTGCGAGAGGAACTCTGATAGTATGTCAATAATTTGAATATTATCCCCAGTTGCTCCACCAGGTGGTATCTCAAAGTCATAAATAGCATACATACGTGATAATACATCTTTGATTGAATGATCTCTTTTCTCCTTCATGACTCCCAACTTCTGCATATCGAGTTCAATTTGCTTTGGAACTGTTTCTGGCTTTAACCTCATAACAGTATCAAGCGTAACAATTTGTTTTTGTATTGCATTCTGAGAATTGGGGTCTGAGTATCGCATCATATGTAGTGTAGGTTTAGACAGTGTAGATACTGGATTTTCATACTGAGTAACCCACAATGGTTCTGATACGCTTGCTTTTGATGGTAGTACAGGGGATACATTCAAAGAGAAAACAAACCTACATGTACTATTCAACGTTGTAACAATACTTGCCGTTACATTAGTAACACCGCGAGGTAACGTAGTCAATTGTTGATTTGCCGTTGATTGTGCCTCCATACGAACTCCAATATCAAACCAATCTGATGTTAATGTTACAGTTCCACTACGTTCACTGTCTGATGAAGCTGACAAAGTCATTGAGATTATGGAGTTTTGTGTTATTGCAGGAATTTG